AAGTAAAAAAGGTAGAACCGAAGTCCTACCCTTTTAAAATTTTATTTCAAACTACTATTCCGGGAAACTTGCTCCTGTTGGTTGAATATTGAAATCTAATATAATAAATTCTGCTGTTCTTGTAGGTTGAAGGAATAATTGTCCATACATAATATTTTGATCTATTACATCTGGTGTATTATTTGTTCCATCCATTACAACTTTAAATGCTGATAAACCTTGTTGAGCTCTTACTTGTTCTAAGTATGGATTCACAATAGCTAAGAATCTATTTCTAGTTGCCGTTGTATTTTGTTCAAATACTAAATAACGTGTTGATGATGCAATAAATTTCTTAACCGCAATCAACAAACGACGTACATTTACGCGGTCTAATGCACTTGGTCGAGCCTGTAAAGTCTTTTGACCCCAAATTACTTGTCCTTCATTAGGGAAGTTCGCAATAGGATTAACACGTGCTTCATACAATGTATCTCGATTAGCTTGAGACAAATTCATATATGTATCAGTTACGGTTGTCAAACCACCTCTAGTTAAACCAGCTGGTGCATACCACGGAGCTGCTACTTGATCATTGAATGCTAATACACCTGGCACTACAACACTTGGTGGTACCCATAATGGAACATTTTTAGCAGGATTAACAATTCTAACCCATGGCCAATATGTTGATGTATAATTGCTGTCAATTGTTGTTACTTGAGAAACTACATCTGATAAACTGTCTGTCAATGCATTTGAATCCATTACATAGAATGTATCTTGTCGAGCTTCAACTAAATTGCGAGCTGCACTAGTTACTACTGAGTGTAATGAATCAATAATACCTGGAGTAACTAACATGTTAATATCATAGTACTCACTATTAGATAACAATGTAAATGCTTTGTTATATGCTACAGTACCAGTAGTTGTTGTTCCGGAACAATCAAATCCAAATGTATTTGCTGCAGTAATGTTGCGTCCTGAATATTTTGGTAAATTAGGACGAGTACCATCAAATCCGCCTTGGAACGGTAAAATAAATTTACGTGTATATTGAGAAATATTATCAGTAAATGTACCTGCCGATAATGCAGTTTCTAATGATGCTGAATAAGCAGTTGTTGAAGTTGGAAATGCTGCGGCAGCATCTTGACTTACATCACCTAAATAGAAATCAGAGTTGCTTCCTGTTACAGAACCCGATGTTGGTATTGGTGCTAAATAATTCAAGTTGTTTTCATTTGCAAAATCAAATCCAAAATAATTGTTTTTTGAATATGTTGTTTGAACTTGCGTTGTTTTGTATGAAACAGCTGTGAAATTAACTGACCCAGATGCCATTGGTATTGCTGAGTTAGGTGCACGGAATCCAAATGGTACCAATGTTTTTTCATTTGTTTTATTTGAAACTCCACCATCAACATCAACACGAATGAATCTAGATTTGTTAGGATAATCTCCAGAAATTACAATTTCATTTGAATCATTAATTGTTTGGTAACGATCTCCAATAACTCTAGCAATGTATTTAGGAGAGTCTGGATCTAAATTCACATTCAAGAATGTTTCAACAACATCAGGAATTTTATCCGTGTCTTGAGATACAAACGGAGAATTTTTAATGTTTGTAGTATTAACTCTACGAACTTCAACTGTAAATGTTCCATATCCATTTGGATCTGCTACTTCATCTGCAATTCTAATATCCTTGATACCTACTTTGATTTCATGATTCATTGAAGTACCATGTGACAATGTATGGAATCGAATTAAATCTTTTGTTATGCTACCAATTTTTTGAGATGTAATCCAAGGCGTTGCTGCTGTTGAATAATCTTGTAAAAATTCATAATTTGGCAATTTTGCTAATTCAACTGTTACATGGCCTAAATTTGCAAATGCACTATATGCTGATTTATTTTCATATTGTACATATACTGGATAGTCTACTGATTTAGGACCTGAACCAAATACTTTAGTTACATACTTGTTGTTTGTACTAACAATAGATGATGAAATTGCTATACCTTCTGCTACTAAGAATGATCCATCAAATCCAATTGCATTGTTAGCTGCTGCTACATATGAACCAGACAATTTAATTGCAAATGATCCTGAGCCGGCATCTTGTAAAACTGAATCTTCAAAAAATGCGTTTGCATAATTGTTACTTAAAGGTGTTACTGCTTGAGTTGGGTGCAACACGTGTGTTACTACTTCAACTTTCCCTGCACCAGATCCTGATTTTGCGATGATTGCTAAACCACCATTAGTTAGTTTGTACCCATCTTCATATAAAAGACGTGTTACTGTAATTACATTTCCATTACGCAAATAGTCTTGAACTACGAACGGAACATATGAATCATCTGTATAAGATCCAAATGTTGCAACGAATTCGCTGTAAGATGAAATTTTTGTAGGAATTAATGCTGGACCTTTTACTGTTGGTCCTACGATTGCTGCACCGATTTGTGCTACTCCGCCAGCTAAAAACGATTGATCTACTTCATTCGTGAATACGCCTGGGGAAACTATTCTTTCTGCCATTTATTATACTCCTTGTTTAGTTTAATTATAAATATGTTTAGTTAGTACTAAACCCTAGTCTGCAGAAGTAAATGTACCGTCTTGAATATTAATTTCGCCTTCGCCGTAACGTTCTTTTAAAGAAGCCATTAATTCAGACTCATCATCTCGCAATGTTTTAAATAATTGCAGTTGTTCGTCTTTAATTGTTTCAATTTGTTTTAATTGAGAATTTAGTACATGTTCTTCAATTGCTAATGATCCTAGTGTTGATGCATTTTGTGCAAATTTGGATCGCAATGATTGAATTGCATCTACGTGTTCCTTGTCCAGTTTTCTGTTCATAAAGTGTTTCCTTTTTTATTGTATTATATAAAATTTATTTCAATAATCCAAGTATTGTATCAGATATGTTATGGAGCAAAATCCATAATGATATGATATCTAGGTTCATTTGAATTGTTTACTACATGATGATATCGTGTGTTTGCTATCTCAATCATTACACCTGGACACATTGGTACTGGTTGATCATCGATTGTAAATGTAACGCCATCCGGAATATATAATGGTACATGCACTCTTCTAGCCCAAGAAAATATTGGGTGTAGATCTCGATGTCTGTGTATTTCTGATTTAGGTTTCAATTCAGCTATCATGAAATTTAAAGGCATCTCATCAGACGCTAAACTACATATATCTTTTATTGCTTTTTCATTTTGGTACCATAATGCGTGTCTAGTAGGCATTACTTCTGTAAAAAAGGTATTATGTTCTGTCCAACTAAAAAGTATTGTCCTAGTATGTTCGTGAGTTTTATACTTACTAGATCTTAAATCAACTTCTAGTGCTGGCCAAGTTGGATGTGTTGGATCGGCATATTTCGTGAATGCTGATATATCAACACATCCTAAGATTTTATATGGAGTGTCTAATTCCACTACTCTTTAATCTGAAATCCTAATGATAAAGTAATTCTAGGACGGTTACCTTGTACTTCTTTACTAGCATGCGGCACATTTCCGGCTTCACATCGCCACACTGTTCGTTCTTTAAATGTATTAACTGAATCACCGTATATAGACTCGCCGCCTTGTTCGGGCCAAGATAATATCACATTGTATCGTACGTGTCTATATCCTGGTTCATTTTTATCTTTGTGAAGATGTATAGCGCCTCCTTCAGAAACATGTCCTATATAATCACAAAATCTAGGTTCGGGTTCCCATTCGCCTATAGATTCAATATCAATTACTCGTTTCTTTATGTGTTGTATAAGATCATAAGGATGAGTTATATGCGTTCTAAATGCATAAAACTTGCGATGAGATGCAAATGGTCCAGGCGTGTCACTGCCGCGTGTTATGATACGAAAATCTTGTTCATTTTCTTGTACCCAATCCAATAATTGAGTTTGTTCGTCTGTTGTTATGAAATCTTCATAGCCCCATGTGCCTTGAAATTGAACCTTTTCCATCAATAATAATTATCTAAATCTCTTCAACGATCTTAGCAACATCAAACATTTCTTCTATGCTGAAATATGGACATTCATGTGTTACGCCTTCAAATGAATAATCAAACAAGTATGAGTCTACTAATTTAACTGCATTAGATGGTGGATTTGCTTCAATGTTTTTATGCATTGCATATCCAAAGTTTTTAGCACTAGTACCTATC